CTGCTCGTCTGCGCGCAGCGCATCGCGGTTGTGCCCACGGCGGCTGGTGCGGCGCGGCTCCGCCGTCGGGGTTTCGCTGGTCTTGGCCGTGTCGGTCTTCTGGCTGGTCGTCGAGGTGGTCTTGTCGTTGTCCGCCATCGCGGCGTCTCCTCCCAGGAATGCCGAACGGCCCCGGCGGGAGTGCGGGGCCGTTCGGATGTCTACCTCTTCGAAACGAGCGAAAAGGATTAAGCAGTCGTTTCTACGTTCAACATCCTAAATGCGGCATCGTTCACCGAATCGGCCCCGACCCTGTAGTAGGCGTACCAACCCCTCTGCCCGGTCGGACGCTGGTTGGCGCCGACTAGGTGCGGGATGAACTCGACCGTCATGCCGACCCGGTCGGCTATCACGTAGTTGTCGAAATCGCCGTACACGAGCAGGAAGTTGTCGGCCGTCGCGGCCGCGTCGAACGCGCCGTCCATGTCCTCCGACTCCAGCGCCCGCCGGCCGAGCAGCATCGGCGGCACGTCGGCGCCGATCCGCTCCCACATCTGGGCGCCACCGTTGACGTCGAACTGGCGGGTGAGGTTGTAGATGGCCCTGTTCGCCATCCACGAGGCGTTCGCGCGGTAGCGGGCCGGCAGCGCCGAGTCGAGCTTGTAGATGTCGGCGGCGGCGAACGTCTCCGCCGTGGTGGGCGCCACCTCCGAGGCGGTGCCGGCCAGCGCGGTGATGATGCCGGTCGGCTGGCCGGTGCCGGTGCCGGTGACAAACGCCGCCGACTCCAGCACATCCCGCCCGAAGGCGAGCAGCCGGGCGACTTCAGCGGTGACGTTCTCGGCGTCCTGCAGCGCCTCGATGCTGATCGGAACGAACCCCGCCGCCTTGAAGATGGGGATGGTCGGCTGCGCGAACGTGGGGGCGTCATCGGACACTTGGGTGGCTTCGGCGTCCCACGACCAGGCGACCGCGCCCGCGCTAACGCCGTTCCACACGTCGCCGGTGGCCACCACCTGGCGGGCGACCTGCCGGATCTGGTTGCGGGACCCGTTCGCGGTGATGATCACGGTCGGGTCGAGCTGGAACGGCACCAGGTAGCCGCCAGCCGTGTCGGTGAGGCTCATCGCCCGCTCGAGCGCCCGCTGCTCCTCCGGCGTGATCATGTGGGAGTGGCCGCGTGCCACCTTCGACCAGGCGCGCAGATACTCGGGCGAACTGGTGGCCAGGCACAGGCGGGCGATCCGCGAATCCTTGTCGAACTGCTCGATGATGCTCGTGCCCGCGGCTCGCACCGGGTCGCTGGCGCCGCCCATCTTCTCGATGGCCGACAGGGCGCGGCTGCGCAGCTCCTGCGCGATCTCCTCGCGGGAGCGGGAGAAGGTACGCATCTGCGACAGGTCCCACGGGTTGCGGAACCGCTGATCCTCGACCGAGTCGGGGTTGAGGATCGGGTCCAGGTCGTAGCCGTCGCCACTACCGCGCCCGTTGTACGGGGTGCCCGCGGCGACCTTCAGCGCGGCCGGGCCCCGCTCGGTCGCGCTGGTGGCGGAGCGGACCCGCTCCAGAGCGCTCTTGCGCTCCAACTGGCGCCGGTGCCCGTCCACTTCGGCGAACTCGCGGGTGAGCTCGTCGAAGCTCTGCTCGTCGTCGGCGGTCAGTTCGTCCTTCTCGCCAAGCCGCTCGAGCTCGGCCTTGATGTCCTTGAGGCGGATCACCGCCTGCTGGTGCGACAGCTCCACTGTCACGTCTCCTTCGGGATAGTTTCCAGCCGGGCGCCCATGAGGGCGACAACCTCGCGGATGTCGCTACGGAGCCGGTTGGATGTCGTCGGGGTGGCCGGCGGGTGCTCGTCGTGGAGCGGCGCGTCGGAATGCGGCGACGGGTGCCCATCGGGCGGCGCGTCGTCTACATGCGTGAGCCCCGCGTCTTGGCGGGGCTCAGGAGCGGACGGGTGCCCAGAATCGGGCGGCGCGTCCGAAGTCTTGTCGGGGTCAAACAGCAGCGCGTGCGCGACCTCGCGGCGCATCTGCGGATCGGACAGGTCCGGATCGCCCGCCCGGTCGGACGCATAGTCGCGACCACTTCCGGTGGCCAGCATGCGGCGGACCTGCCGCCGGAACTCGTCGTCGTGCGCGATGGCGTCAGCGGCCCGGCCCGCACGTACGCTCACGGAGGTGGCCTCGTAGGCGGGGAACACCACCGGCCCCAGCTCGGCACACTTCAGCTCGATCAGCTCGCGCCGCAGCGGCCCACGATCGCCCGGATCCCACAACAGGTGCTCGAGCTCCTCCTGCTTGACGAGTTTGCCGCCAGCGTCGCGCCACTCCTCGCGCACGACCGTGAACCTGAAGCTCATACCGTCGACGGCCTCATCCCGGATGGCGTCACGCACCGGCTCAATCAGCCAGTTGTCGCTGAGCCTCGCCGCCACGTACAAGCCCTGCTCGTCCTCGCGCAGCTCCTGGATACGGCCGATCGGGATCGACCCGACCAGCGGATGACGTCCGTGGTCGAACTGCAGGACCGGCGTCCGCTCCCGGATGCTCTTCCGGAAGGCGCCCTTGCGGATGACCTCGTCGAAAGATCCCTCCCACGAGTCAATCCGGGTCGCCTGCCCGAACACGGCGGCATATCCGGTCATCGCAAGACCGTCGCCAGCGTTGTCGTCTTCGTCGGCGCGCACGAGCTGGAACGGCACCGACCGGACCAGGCCTTCACGAACAGCGCTCACGATTCCCTCCTGGTCACTGGTCGTCCTCCTGGGTCGGACCCTGTGTGGGGTCTTCTTCATCCCCGTCACCGCCAGCAGGCGGCTTGAGTTTCGTGCCGGGCGGCTGGAGTTGGACGCTGAACAGCCCAGTGTGGGTAAGGAGCGCCCAGTCCTCGGCGTTCACGGCCGCGATCACCGACGCGGCCTCATAACCGGCGTCGATCAGCTGGCGGATGGTGGCCGCCTGCCGGCCCTGAATCTCGGCGGAGTCCTTGGCGTCCTCGCGCAGAAATGGCACCCCGCGGGCGTCATACCAGAGCCGGGAAGCGGGATTCGGCGGCGACAAGACCGCCTGCAGGCTGCCGGCGGCGTTCTGCCACAGCGGATGCATCGTCCCGTCCGCGAACCTGCGGCGAGCCTGCCCGTAGTTGCCCGCGTTGAGGCTCGAACCCTGCAGTCCCTCGCTGAAGCCGACCACCGTGACCGGCACGCCAGCCGCGGCCGCCAGCCGGGTCTCTGCGCGGCCCTGCGACTGGGTGAACGACATCTGCTCGAAGTTGCTGCCGACCACCGTCACATCGGCGCCGCCACCCAAGAACAAGGTTTTGTAGGCGTTCTCGGCGCCGCGATGCTCCAGGTTCATCGACTCCTTGAACCGGTCGAACATGTCCTTGTTCACCGACGCGTCGAGGGAAACCACCAGGTTGGGTGTGGCGCCGTTCTCGAAGAACGCCTTCTGATGGCGTTGCATCAGCTTGTCGTTGGTGAGCTCCCGCAGCACCGGCGTCAGCCACGACATGCCGCGGTAGGTCGCGAGAGGGTCCGGGTACGGCGCGAAATGCACCACCTCGTCCACCAGCAGCGGGATCCCGTCCTGGCCGCCGCCGAGCCCTCCCTCGTCGTACAGGTAGCCGACCTTGCGGTAGCCGAGCGTCCCGCCACGGAACCGTCTAGGTTCGAGCACGATCGACACCCAGTCCGGGCGCAGCCGCACCAACTCGCCGTTGACGCGGGCCGCGTAGAAGTTCCCGGCCAGATCCACGTCCAGGATCATCGACGTGAGCAGGTCCTGCGTGGTGCCGCCCGGCCACGGCGACTCCAGCAGGCTGAGCTCGGTCGAGCCGAACAGCTCGCCCGGCCGGCCCGAGCGCAGCGCCTGCCACTGGAACCGCACCGCCGAGAACACCAGGGCGCGGACCGCCATCAAAGCGAAGACGGGCCCGTTTCCGGCATAGGCCGCGGTCGCATACCCGGTCAGGTCGTTCGGGATCCGCTCGGCCTGCCCGCCCGCCAGGGTCTGCTGGATGCCGAGTCCGGCGCTGTAGCCGGCCCCGTTGAACATGAACGAGGTGAGCGCCGCGGCGTAGTCGTCGATCGTCGAGATGTCGCGGCGCGGCGACGACGGCATCAACAGAGCGTGCACGTCGGCGATCCGTTCAAGTGCGCCCATCAGCGGCGGGCGCCTTGGGCCGGCGGAGTCCGTGGCGCGGGCCCGCTCTCCCAGCCGACCTTCACCGCGGCAATCGCCAGCGACAGCACGAACCACACCGCCCGGGCAGCGAAGCCCAGCAGCAGGAACGGCGCCGCCAGCAGCCACAGCAGAACCTTGCCCAGCTCCAGCTTGGCCGCCTCCCCGCGAATCCGGTCCGCAGGGATGTTCAGACTCACCATGACGTCCCCCTCACACCCACGCACCCCAGGCCTCAACGACCTCTTCCTCGATGTGACCCTTCGTCGCAAACCCCCAGGCCGCGCTTGTGACCGCGATCAGCGGGCTGATCTCCGTCGTCGCCGCGACCGCATCCCACGCCTTCGCCGTAGTGAGAGACCTGGTCGCCGCACCCGCCACCGCCACATCCAGCGCCGGATGCGGAACGTACCGCAGCGCAGGCCCGCCCTCCTTCGGAGCCACCGCGTCGACGAACTGCCCGTACGCGTGCGCCACGTCCTTCACGGTCGGCTTGGTGATGTCCAGCCCCTTCGCCTCCAGATCAGCGATCAGCGACCCGGCCGGGCCTCCCGCATCCACCACCCACGCACACGGGTGCCAGCGGTCCTGCAGCTGCTTGGCGCGCTCCGGCACCCACTTCGTGCCGAGCCTGTAGTCGATGACCTCGACATGCAGCAGCCCGTCGTCTCGACGGCCCGCCACGGCGATCGCCGCCCACGAGCGGTC